GGGTAACGGTTGGGAGCGTGGCCGAATAAAAACGCTTAAAAGTGAAATCAACTTCGCTGGCGAAATAGCTGTCACTAATATTGATGTGCCAAGTGGTGGTTTATTGCGCGAAGAAGATGACCCATACCGAGCTCGAATTCTTGCCGCGCCGGAAGCGTTTACCAGTTGTGGTTCAATCGCCGCGTACGATTATCACACCCGCGCCGTCTCACAAGATATTGCCGATGTCAATGTATCGACTCCACGTGGTGGGCTTGTCCGAATTACGGTTTTAACCAAAACAGGATTGCCTGACAGCCGTCTCTTAAATGATGTGAAACAATATGTTGGCCCTGAACGCCGCCGTCCATTGTGCGATACGGTTGAGGTTATTGCGCCAACAAAACGTGACTATCAAATCACCGCCACATTAACATTGCTCGAAGGTTATCGTGAGGACGTGGTTAAAGCCAAGGCGCGCGATGCGTTACAGCTTTACCTATCAGACAAAACGAAAAAACTTGGGGTTGATGTTGTGCCATCGGCAATTATTAGCGCGCTACGCGTTGAAGGCGTGTATGACGTTAATTTAACTGCACCGGCAAAAATTGTAGTGGGTGAAACAGAATGGGCAAATTGCACTGCAATCAATATCAATGCTGCTCCGGAGCGCTCTAATGGCTAATTTAACGTATGCCGATGTAATTGAACGAGAGACTAAATATAAAACGTTAGCTGACCTAAGCCTTGGCATGAATAAGATTGATAACAGCAAGGTGATGACAACTCTGGTCGAGTTAATTGATGATAGTTTTATCTCTTTGCTTGCTGAAAAATGGAGCGTGACGGGGTATGACGGGGCGTTTATCGCAGATAGCGATAGCTCTAAACGGAGCTTAATTCGCATGGCGATTGAACTCCATCGATATAAAGGAACGCCGTGGTCAATTCGCGAAGTCTGCCGCCGGTTAGGGTTTGGCGAGATTGAGATTGACGAGGGATTAAAAGCGCGGACTTATAATCACAAGTTTGTTCAGACCATTCCGTTAAGTGATAAATGGGCTTATTACGCCATCAGACTTAACCAGCCAATCTCAAACGAGCAAGCGGCGCACTTGCGTAAAGTGTTGCGTAATTTCACCCCAGCACGATGCACGTTAGCCGTACTGGATTACAAGTCAGTGGCATTCTTATACAACAATAAAGTGCGATACAACGGCACTTACAACCACGGTTCAAACTAGATTTAAAGCTAATTTAAAGGACAGTTATGGCAAATTTAAAAGAACAAGACAAATGGGAAGACGGAGTCTATCAAATTGAAGAAAACGACCCTGTGCTTGGCGGTGAGAATGGTATTACAAATAAACCCATTAAACAGTTGGCCAACCGCACATCCTGGCTTAAAAAAGCCTTAGAGTTGCTTGGGAAAAAATCAGCGCCGAAAGACTTGACCGCGGATAGCGAAAGCGCAACTCAGGCTGACGGACATACACATGCGCTTCCAAGTGCTTCAACTACGGCGAAAGGTATAGTGAAGCTAAATTCAGCAACTAATAGTGCGTCAGAAACCGAAGCGGCTACGCCGAAAGCTGTGAAATCGGTCAATGATAAATTAACAGGTTTTGTGCCTTACTCGTCGAATCTAAAAAACTACGCCACTGTTGTCCCTAGCGATGCGGGGTACGGTGGTTATGAGATGTCCGGCGGTAAAAATGGGCATGTTTTCCGTATGGAGTGCGAAGATAACCATTTTAAATTTTGGTCGCGTATTGATAACACCCCATACGCTATCCACGCACCGGCTAAGCGTAACGGCACGATGGCTTTAATGGATGATGTTAATGCAAAAGTGTCAAAGAGCGGCGACGCGATGAATGGGATATTGTTTATTGATGGAGCTGCACCTGGTGGGTTTGCGAATGGATTAGTTATCAGAAATAAAGCTGGTGGACAAAATACGTCTGGGTTTGTGGATTTTTATCAGTCGGATACCGTACCACGCTCTTCTATTTGGTTTCGAGATGCTGGTAATAATAGCACACAAATCGAATTTTTGAACACGCCCGAGGGGGCGGATTGGAATAGAGATAGTCGCGAAGTCGCGCTTACTCTTAAGTCTACTGGAGCACTATGGAGTAAGCAATACGGCTGGCTGCATGACCATTTTGCGAAACAGGGCGATATCAATAATGTGTGGAAAGAATTAAATAATACATACCGAAAAAACAGATTTCGCCATCAATACTACCCGAATCATTACCAAGGCGCAGAAGTATATGATATCCCGGTGGGCGACAACGGAGTAATGCGCATAATCATAATGCGCGTAACTATTAATGGATACGCAAAAGTAAACTTGCCAGAAGCATTCAATGGTTACTGCATAGTACAGGCAACCGACGTTGGCGGTGGTCAAAAACGTGTTGGTGCCAATATCCAAAATGGCAATGTCGTGGAGATACACAATAGTGGCGAAACTGGATTTAATATTTTAGCAATAGGATGGAAAGGGTGGTAAATATGATGTTATTTAATTTAAATACAAACACGTTCGCGCCTGATTATCTTGTAACAGATAGTCAAGATTGGATTGAAGTGAGCGACGAAGAAATTGACGGCATTTCTGCCAGTATAACCGGCGGTGGATCGGTTTGGCTAGAAAACGGGAAAGTTAAATATTCCGGTAAAGCGCCAAGCGAGTTTCATGAATTTGATAATGTGACAAAACAGTTTGTTTTATCAAAGACAAAGCAAGCTGAGTTTACCAAGGAAACACAATCTCGACTAATCAATAACATTGATGTTCACGCTGCCTCAATTTATAGCACTTGGACGCGTTTTGAATCTGAGTATCGCGAGCGCCAAAATGCGGCAGAAGCATATAAGGCAGCTGGCTATCAAGGCGAATGTAGTCGATATATCACGGACTTT